CGCTCCGAAAGCGGCTCCAGGAGCGGGCGGAGAAGTCAATAGACGCGGAGTTCGTGGTAATATAGGGAAACGTCCGTCCTGTTTATCCGGGAGGGATTCCCATGTTAGCCGTCCTCGTCCAAGAACGTCGCGCCATCCTCGCCCAGCTCGCTCGCCTCGAAGCCGTTGAGCCGGAGTGGGTTGACTACTGCCGCCGCGCATCCTTGGAAGCCTGGCTCGCCGAGATCGACCGGCAGATCGAGCTAGAGCGCCGCGAGCTGTTCCACGCCGTCAACTAGGCCGAGAAGAATCACGCCGCCGCCGGGGCTGGGCAGGCGTGACCTTCGGCGCGCATCCGAGAGAGGGGCGTGGTGGGATGCCGCTATTATACCGCCCCGGGCGCGGTGGGATAGCAGCAGAGAAAGTCGCGGCGGTATTTGATCGGGCGGACGCGGACGAAGGCCCGGCGCTTGATCGCGGCCTCCAAGGTCGTCGTCTGGGCGTCGCCGCCGCCGGCCTCGAGGATCGAGTTCCCCGAGAGGCAGAAGCCGACGTGGGTCACCACGGCCGGCCCCTTGCCGTAGAAGGCCAGCCACCCGAAGTCGGGCTTGGTGCCGGCGCCCAAGGTCGAGGCCAGCATCTTGAAGCGGTCATGCAGGCCCTGAGCCGAGAGGTCTGTTCCGTGACCTACCCGGCCCCAGGCCTGAAGGAGCTCGACACAAAGCCCCGAGCAGTCGAGGCCCTCCATCGGGCTCGCCCCGCCGTATCGGTAGGGCAGGCCGACAAGTGAGAGGGCCAGGTCATAGATCAGCTCGCGATCAACCTCGATCGTCACAGCTTCACCGACCACGAGAGGCCCCTGGTCGTCACGGCCCTAAGGACGACGTTCAGGACGCCGACCACGGCACCGAAGGTCTCCGGATTGGCGGCGATCCACTCACTCGCCCCCGGGATCAGTGGGGCGACGGCCAGAGCGATGTTCGTCCAGACCGTTTTGCTCTGCCAGGCCTTCTTGGGGGCAGGCGCAGGCGGCGGGATCTCGATCCTCATGACCTCGGTCATAGCGTGCCTCCAGCGCGCGGATTTTGCGAAAGGCCTGGTCGACGTCGCGGCGCGTCGCCCAGACGGTTTTGACGAGCCAGACGGCGCCCGTGCAGATGGCGCCCACGGCCCACTTGATGAAGCTGTCGGTGATTGCGTCCATCGGGGGAAAGGGCCCCCGAAGCGCAGTCGCCCCGGGGGCCATCCGTATTGGAGAGCTCAGTGCGCAAAGCTCCGTCCGATAGGAACCAAAAAGGCCCCGACGTCTTTCGACGTGGAGGCCTCTGAAATCCTGATCGGACGGGTCTGCCCTAGATTATACCATCGTCGTCGGCCGCCTCACGCTCGCGGCGCCGCTCTAGCCGGTAAGCCCGGGCGTCGTCGATGGCGATGGGGCGTCGCTTGCCGCTTCCGCTAGCGGCTCTAGGGGGGCCGGCGTAGGCGCTGCCGGGGGGAGGGGTTGGCCTAGCCTCCGGGGCCTGCCGCGCGGGCGCCTCATGGCGGTCGCGATCTTCTGGGGCGTGCTGACGGCTGCATCCAAGGGAGCTACGGAAGCCGATGGCGATGAGGACGAGGATGGCGAGGCTGATGGCGAGGTGGGCGATTTCGAGGTAATCCATTCGTCTACCTTGATCGAAAGAAGGTGGGCGTTCCAATATCTGCCGTCCTTCCAGTAGAAGTCACGCCGGGTGCCCTCGCGAACAAACCCCAGGCTCTCGAACATCTTGATCGCAGGATTCCCGTCGAAGCTCTCAGCCCAGACGAGCCTGAGGTTGAGGTTCACGAAGGCGTGCATGAGGAGCAGATCGCAGGCCCTGCGGCCAAAGCCTTTGCGATGGTGCTCGGGCGCGATATAGAGCGACAGCTCGGTCCGGCGGTTCCCCCAGTCGATGTTGGTGAGGCCGCAGACGCCAACGGGCTCTGCGGGCCTGTCGTCGATCCGCAGGTTGATCTGGTACATGCGCGTCTGGTTGCACTTGGCCATGCGGTCTAGCCAGTCGCGCTGCGAGATGTCCGAGATGAAGTCGTTCTGTCTCGTCCACCGCCAGATCCGAGGATCGTTACGCCAGCGGCGAAACGTCTCGATGAGGCAGCTCTCGAGCGGTCCGAGCTCCAAGGTCACGTTCACGCCTTCCCCCTCACCTGTGCGGCAAACGGCGAGCGCGGCGGCTCGCCTTTCAGTTCCACCTGGCCCGCGCGGATGCGCTTCATGATGTCCGCCAAGGTCCCCAGGACGGCCTCCTGCTCGTCGATGTGCGGGAAGCAGTAGAACCACGATGGCCCGAGCAGAATCCCCGCGCGGCAGGCCTCCTGCCACAGCAGCGCCTTGACCCCGGCGTCCCCCTGGAAGGCGCCGCGGGTGGGATAGCCGACGATCTTGACGGCGTCCGGCCAGAGGCGATTGAAGCGCTCGAGAAACGCCGCCCCCTGCTCCCAAAGGCGCGAGAGCGAGTAACGACCCCCGAGCAGAGCCATGACCGAGTTGGCCGCCGCCAGGGCCGCCTGGTCGCCGGCGAACGTGGACGAGACGAAGTACTCAGAGCCATTCATCACGGCGTACTTGCCACCGACGACCGACAGCGGCAGCCCCCCGCCGATGGCCTTGCCGAGGCAGATGAGATCCGGCGTCACGCCCCAGGCCTGCGCGACCGTGTAGCTCGGCCAGCGCCAGCCGGTGATGACCTCGTCGTAGATGAGGAGCGCGCCGGCCCGATCGCAGGCCGCGCGCAGCTGCTCAAGATAGCGGCGGCGCTCGGCCGACCAGTCGGTGACGACGGGCTCGACGATGACCGCGGCCACCGACGGCGTGATCTGCGAGAAGTCGGTGAGCTTGGCCACGCAGAGCGACTTAGAGTCGGGGACGACGCCGGCGGCGGGCGGCGTGAGCGAGACGAAGGGGTCCGACCAGCCATGGTATCCATCTGATAAGACTAGCCTTCTGCCTGTCTTGGCCCGGGCAATCTTGATCGCCGCCATGCAGGCCTCGGTGCCGGTCTTTAGGAACTTCACGGCGTCAATGAAGGGCACGAGGCCCTTGATCCGCTCGGCCACCTCCATCTCGAGCACGGTCGAGAGCGAGAGCGTCGTACCGGCGCCCATCTGCGAGATCACGGCCGACGTAATGGTCTCGTGCGCGTAGCCCAGGAGGTTCGAGCCCAGGCCGCAGACAAAGTCCACGTACTTGCGGCCAGCCGTGTCCCAGAGAAAGCAGCCTCGGCCGCGGATGACGTGCGTGGGGTAGACGCCCTTTACGAAGATCTCAGGGCGCTTGGAGTTGGTGAGCGCCCCTTGCGCGATCGAGAGATTGGCGCGGCGCTGATCCGAGAAGTCGATCATAGGCGCAGGACTCCCTCGGGGCCGTAGATCTCAAGGCCCCGGCGGATCTTGGCCTCGACGCGGTCGTCATCCTCTCTGACGCGCCTTAGGTCGTCCTCGGTGTCGACGGAAAGCTTTTTGGCCGAGTCGTCGGTAAAGCCCACGGTCACCTTGCAGCGAAAGTCCCTAGAGAGCGTCCTCTCTCTCACGCCGCGGCGGATGAAGGTCGTCACGTGCTCTCTGTCAAAGGCCGACTTCGCCTCGGCGTGGACGTGGTCCAGAAGCCGCCGGCTGATGACCTCGCAGTCGTGGCCGTCGGGCGACGTGCGGGCGTCCTCGTCGACGTTGGACAGATAGTCGAGCGGCGTCCCGGGTGCCAGGGCACGAGCGACGTGGGCCGAGATCACGTAGGGCGGGATCTTGGGGCAGTCGGCCGTGATTCGGACCACGTAGTGGGCGCTAAACTCCTGGGCGGCGTAAGCATAGCGCGTCAGGACGTCGTCCTCGGGGCCTTCGACGATGTAGCAGCGGTCGCGAAAGGCCGCGGCGATCGGATCGCCCTCGGGCACGAGCAGGGCCACGCGGGCCAGTTGGGTCCGGCGGCGCGCGTTGTTGAGGTAAAAGGCCGAGTCCTTACAGGCCTTCAAGACGTGGTCTAGGAGCATCCGATCGCCGATCGTGGCAAACGCCTTTCTCGGCAGCCGCGTCGAGGTCGACCGGGCCTGGATGCCGATGAGTACCGTCTTCACGCCGAGGCCTTCATCTGGGCGACCTTCAGGTGCCACTCCATGAGCCGCCCGGAGTCGTCGCGCGGGGCCTTCAGCCATTCGTCCACCATCTCCACGTAGGCACGGTCCATGTCGGCAAGCGACAGACGCCGGCCGTTGATCTGGCACTTCCACAGGGGGCTCTCGCTTGCCAGCCGGACCGTCCCCTTGGCCAGCGACACGATCGAGATGCAGTCCCAATGGAGGCCGTCCGATCCTGAGCGAAAGTAGTCGTACTCGGTGAGGCCCTCGTCCTTCTCCTCCACCAGCCTCTCGTACTGGCGGACCATCTGGAGCGGCGCCTTTCGGGCCTGCACGTCGTCTAAGAGCGCGCGCAGCGCAAAGGGGTCGCGGGAGATGGGCTTCTCGCAGAGGATGGGGCGCCCGGCGCGCATGTACTCGTGGATGGACGCAATGTGGGCGTCGGTCGGCGTGGCGATGAGTACCCCGTCGCATCCCTGGGCTTCGGCGATACGGACGCGCAGGGGCTTGTAGCCGTCGGCCAAGTCGTGGCCGACGACCCGGTAGCCGAGGTGCTTGAGGACCGCCTGATAGCGGCGACCCATGCCGCCGCGGTGACCGACGAGGCAGACCTTTCTCACGCGCAGCCCTCGATGAGCGGAGCAATGAGGGCCTCAAGGTCCTCTTTCGAGAAGCGTTCGGCCGTGTCGGACCTGAGGCACTTCTCGTGCGTCGATTCGATGGTCTCGTGAAGCTTCTCGCCGTTGCGGATGCCGACCACCTTGACCTCGAAGTCGGTCATCTTCATGAGCCGGGCGGTCGCCTCGGCCAGCTCCATGACGCTCGAGGCCCGCATCTTGGGAATCATCGGCCGATCAGGGGCGGCGTCGCGGTAGGTCGAGAGCATGAAGGCGACGGCCTCCTCGATCTTGAGCCAAAAGCGCGTCATCCGAGGGTCGGTGACCGAGACCGAGCGCGAGGTTTCAAGCGTTCGGATGAAGTCGTGGATCACCGAGCCGCGCGAGCCCAGGACGTTCCCCCAGCGGTAGACGGCAAAGCGGGTGCCCACCTGCCGGCGGTTCATGGCCCACAGATACCGCTCGGCCCAGGCCTTGCTCATGCCGTAGGCGTTCACCGGCAGACAGGCCTTGTCGGTCGAGCTGAAGACGACGTGCGGGACGTCGGCCGTCATCGCCGCCTCGGCGACGTTGGCGACGCCGAGAGCGTTGGTTTTCAGGGCCTCTAGCGGGTTGTCCTCGGCGACGTCGACGTGCTTCAAAGCCGCGCAGAGAAAGACGGCCGAGACGCCCGGGTCGATCGCCTCGTACATCGCGTCTTTGTCGCGCACGTCGCCGATCACAAAGCGCAGGCGCCCACGCGCGTACTCGCCGGGGTTGGCGTCCCTAAGCTCCTTTTGCTTTAGCTCCCCGCGCGAGACGATGAGGACGCGCTCGGTGTCTTTCCTGGCCAAGAGCGCCTTGGTGAGCGCCCGGCCCATGGTCCCCGTGCCGCCGACGATGACGTAGCGCATCGCTACCCCCGTGGTGAGCGGATGAAGAAGTCCCCCGGATCGAGGACGTCGATGCGGACGATGGCCGACGAGGACGCCAGGGCGGCCAAGACGCGCTTGGCGTCATGGGTCGGTGCCGGCGCCTTCTCGGCTGCGGCTAGCTGCTCGGCGGCGCGCTTTTCATGGGCGGCGAGCGCTGCGCTATAGGCCTGGCGCTCCCTTCGGAGACGCCAGGCCATGAACCCTGCGGCCTGCACGACGGTTAATAGGCCGAGGGCGAGAGCCCAGGTGATTAAATCCATCAATAGAAATCCGACGGCGATAAATCTGATTTATCGGGCAGGGTAGCAGGCCTCGGGGTCCGAGGCAATGCTCAGGCGACGAGGTAGCAGCCGGAGAAGAAGATCGTGCGCGCCACGGCGCCGTTGTTGTCGCCGACCGAGGTTGACGCCTGGCCGGAGCCCTCGTAGGAGTGGTTGACGTTTATGAACTGCTGGCTCGCCTCGATCTCGCCAGTGAACCAGCCGTCGCTCGTGATCCCCGACTGCGCGATGTTCGAGGTCGCGAGGAAAATCTGGGCACGGTAGTTCGAGGTCCCGGTCGCCGCAAACGGGATGGCGCCGACGCGAAGCGTCCCTGTCCCGCCCGTGGCCGCGTCCCAGCCGAGGCGGCCCCACATGACGACTAGCTTGCCGATACGCACGTAGAAGCCGTGCTGCGCCGTGTAGCTGATACTCGTCGGATCTGCCGTAGAGCCCTTGAGCGTCGGCGTGAACGTGCCGTTGTCGGCGTAATAGGAGACGGTGCCACCGGCCGACGAGGTCGCGAGAAAGTTCGAGTCCGAGATGGCCGTCCACGACGTCACGCCCGAGCCGTTGGTGGTGAGCAGGTAGTTCGCCGTCCCCGCCGACACCGGGAGCGTCAAGGTCCACGTCGCCGACATGGACGACGAGCCGACGACGTTCACCGTCTGGCCGTTGCGGCCGAAGTAGATCGCCCGGAGGCCAAGTGTCGACGAGCCGATGTCATAGCTCGCCGTCGTCTTGATGGGGATTGTCGACGCCAGCGACGCCGTGATCGTCAGGTCGTCGCCCGAGGCGTTGCCCAGGTTGACGTTGCCGTTGGCAGTCAGCGTGCCGGCGACGGTGAGCGCCGAGATGGAGAGGTCTTTCGTGCCGTCGGTGATGCCGTTGAGCAGATCGTTCAGGTCCTGCATGACCTGACTCGCGTCCGCGGTCGAGCCGTTAGTGAGCGTGTACGTCAGCGATGGCGCCGGCATGGCCCCTCTCCTTCCCTAGAGATGTGTCCAGTTTTTTCTGTCGATGACCTTTTGCGCCGTCGGTGGAGTCACGCCAAAGCGCCTAGCCAGAGCGGCTTTCGTATACTTCCCTGAAGCGAACAGGCGCCGCATCGTGATGACGTCATTCGCGGACAGCTTGGCATTGCCGTGCGTGTCGCCGTGCCCATGGCGGCGCTTCTGAACGCAGTCGGCGCGGTTGTCCTGGATCGTTCCGAGAAAGAGATGGTCTGGATTCACGCACGCCCGCACGTCGCACTTATGGCAGACGAACATGCCCTCCGGGATCGGTCCCTTGTGCATCTCGTAGGACGTGCGGTGGGTCTGCAGGCGCTTGCCCTGGAAGGTCATAAAGCCGTAGCCGACGTTCGCGAGGGTGCCGCGCCAAAGCCAACAGGCGTCCGTCTTCTCGACGAACTTGTAGAACCGTTGCTCGATCGTATCGGTCGATTTCCAGCCCTTGCCCATCGCTTGTACTCCTTGGCGGGACAGTGTTTGCGGCTCGTGATGTCTATCACATGAGCCGGACTATCTCCCTCCCTGGAGGCGGCGCTGGATGGCGTTGGTCGGCGTGTTCTTGATGATGGCGGCGTACTCGGGGTCCTTCATGAGCGCCGTGTGGGTCGCCATCAGGGACGTGTTGTCGCGAGCGGCTTTGATGAGCAGCGGCCCGAACTTGCCCAGGGCCTCGGGCGACTTCTCGATGACGAGAGCCAACTTGTCCGCGCCGACCGCCAGCGCCGCGTCGCCATAGCGCCGCAGAAGCTTGTTGGCGCCGCCCAGAAGCAGGGCTTGCGCGGGGCCTCCAGAGGCAAGGCCGGCGCCGCCGGCGATGTAGTCGGTGAGGCTGAGTTCGCGGTTGGAGCGAACCGTCCCTAGGCGCCGCTCGGCGATTTCCTCGGCCTCTTTCGAGAGCCCGTAGGACTTTTTTGCGGCGACATAGGCGGCCTTGGCGTCCTTCGCCCCCTCGGCCAGCTTCGGGACCTGGAGGCCCGTGTTCTTGGCGACCGCGGCTTGGAGCTGCGCCGTCTTTTCGACCACGTCCTCGAGCTCGGTCTTGATGATCCCATAGACCTCCTGCTTGAAGGCCTGCGGGACCGTGTCCGAGTTGAAGTTGGTAATCTTGCCCTGCGTCCCTTTGATGACGTTGCCTTCGGCGAGCGTCTGCGGCGCCTGGCTCTTGAAGTCGTCGGCGATGGCTGCGAGCTTCTGCATCTCGCCGCGTAGGAGCGGGTTCTTGGCGTTCGGCGCGATGATCTCTTTTTCGATGCGCTGGCCGATTCGCTGCATGTTGAACTGGTAGGCGTCGTCGAGCTGCGCCTTGAACGCTGCCTTGGCCTGCTCCGGCAGAGCGATCGTCCCGTCGTCGGCCGCGCCCTTAGCTGCGGCGACGAGGTCGTCGACCTTCTGCAATGCGTTGCCGATCTCTTGGCCGGCCGCTGCCTTTTGGGCGCCCGCTCTCTCGGCGACGTCCTCGAGCGAGGCGCCGAAGGTGACGATCTTCTTGTCGAGGAGTTCTCGGCCCAACGGGCGGAGTGTCCCTGCCCTGGCGAGTTCGCGCTGTTCGCGGGTCATGGCGCCGGCGGCCTTCACGGCCTTCTCCTCGGCCAACTTTCTGAGCGACGAGGGCCTAAGGGCGTTGCCGATGCCGGCGACAGCGCTGAACGCGCCCTGGAGCGCAGCGCCGACGGCCCCGCCGACCGCGACGTCCTTGCCGAACTCCTTCAGCTTCGCCGGCGACTCGGTCGGATTCGCATTGGAGTAACCGGCGCCGGTGAGCGCTCCGGCCGCACCCGCTTTGGCGACGTTGGCAGCCGTGCTCGACGCGGCCCTGGGCAGGAGCGAGAAGACCGAGGCGCCCTTCGCCGCGGCGACGCCCGGGACGACGAGAGACCCCACGGTTCCTACGCCAAACGAGATGGGGTTATCGCTCTTGGCGTGCCCGATGTGCTGGCGCTGCTCGTCGCGATACTTCGGGTAGAGGTCGGTAAACGACCCCTCGCCTTTCAGCTTCCCGACCCCCGCACGCGCCGCGCCGATGATCTCGTCCGAGAAGCCGAAGGTGAGGCCCTGGGCGGCGCCTGAGATGGCCGATTCGACGGGCGAGAGGCGCGGCCGCGGCCGCTCGTTCGCCAGATAGCGATCCGGGTCAAAGCCGCCGTCGGCGTCCTTTTTGGCGGGCGCCGAGTTCTGGGCCAAGTACTTGTCCGGATCGAAGCCGGGCATTAGAGAAGCCCCTTCGCCTGGAGGGTTTGCCGGATTTGCTGGGCGCGGGGATCCTTGGGATTCTGCTTCGCCCAGTCCATCGCCTTGAGGTCGTCGGCCGTAGGCTTAGGCGCGACACCCGTGGCGCCCCGCATGGGAACGGGGACCGTGAGGCCCTCGCTCGCGGGCGCGGCGAAAGCCGTGCCGCTTTCGGGCTTCCGCTGCGGCTCGCCCGGGGCCTGCGTCGACGCCGGAGGCTCGTAATCGGTGCCGACGATCACGCCGTAGTTTTCGGCGAAGTCGCCGCCGTAGTTTCTCGTGAACTGGCGGACGAAATGCTCGGAGACTTGGGTCTCCTTCTGCCTCGCAGACCGCTCGAGCATATCGGCCATCTCGATCGAGAAGCGCGCGTCCTCGTCGGTCAGAGTGCCCTCTTCGGCCCGCTTCACGTAGCGAGCGATCTTGTCGGCAAGGGCTTGGCTGCCGCCGTGGCGGTCGACGTCCTTATCGGTTAGGACGCCCTTTTCGCCGTTGGCGCGCGCCAGCCGGGAGCCAAGGTTTGCGGCGGCGATGGGGTTGAGCTTCCCCAGCTCCGCCATCTCGCGCACCTGGGAGGCGACGTTCACCTCCTCGCGCACCTTCAGGAGTTCCTGATTCAGCTTCCCCTGCGCTCGCTCGACGGCCGCCTTATGGCGCTCGTCCTTCTTCGCGTCGGCGACGGCCGTGTCCTTGGGCTTCTCGTAGGAAGGGAACTCTGCGCCGACCTTGTCCTCGACGATCTTCTGAACCGGTTTGCCGTCCGGACTCTTCGTCTCGACCAGCCGGGTCTTCATCTCCGGCGCCTTGGGCTCCGTCTTCTTGGCCATCTGCCAGAGGGTCTCGACGGCGCCCGGCTCGTCGCCATCGGCCACGCGATACTTCATCGGCGTCGCGCCGGGCGTGTTCTCGGGGACGTTCTCGAGCGTCGACAGGTGGGCCGCCTTGTCCTTCTGCGACAGGATGCCCTGGCGGAGATCCTGGGCGACGGCCCGCTCGTCCATGTGCTTCTGGATCGTCGTGAAGTTCGCGCCGATCCCCATGGCCGAGTTGGCGATCTGGAGGCCCTGGAGAATCATCTCCAGGGTGTCCTTCTTGGGCTTTTCCTGCTGCTGTGGCTCAGCCCGCGGGCCGACGACCGAGACGGTGTTGATACCCATGGCGGCGGTGCTCCCTTAGGCGTAGTCCTTGGCGGCCGAGACCATATAGGCCTTCACGAGCGGCGCGGCGTACTCAGCTTTGATGTCGGGCGGCGCCTGGTGTAGCGCCAGGACCGACTGCTTGAGGCGCTCGGTCTGCGGCGAGCTCTGAACCTGCGGGCCGGCTGATTGCAGCCGCCGCTCGATGGCCGTCGACGCGGCCTTTTCAGGCGAGATGGCATTGCCGACGACGCCGCCCAGGCTCGAGCCCGTGGCGACGCCCGCCATGACACCGGCCGGGCCGCCGGGGATGCCGGCGATGCCGCCGAGAAAGCCGCCGACCATCTGACCGGCTTTGCCTCCGCCCTGACGCGCCGGCTTGTAGTCGGTCACCTGATCTTGGGCGGCGACGGGCTGAACTCCGCGAATGGCCATTGGTCGTCTCCCTTAGCCGTAGGGGTTGGGGTTGCCGGCGTTGTAGTTCCAGTTGCCGTTGGGGATCGGTGCCCCGAACTGCGGCTGCGTCGGCACGCCCGGGATCGCCGGCGGCTGCGGGGCGGCGGGCGCGGCATTGAGCAGGCTCGCCAGGTCGAGCCCGAGGCCTTCGAGGTTCAGGCCGCCCAGGAGGCCCTTCATCTGGTCGGGCGACATCTTCGAGTTGTGGGCCGAGATGATCGTGTTGACGACGTTGGTCTTGATGTTTTCGCGCAGCTCGGCGTCGAACTGGCGCCTGGTCTCCTCAAGCGCCTTGGCGGCCTGCTCGCGAGTGAGTTGGCCTTGCCGCTCCTGCGCCGCGATCTGGTCGGCGGCGATCTTCATGCGGCTGTCAAGGTCGGCCTTGAACTGCTCGGCCTGCTGGCCCATCTGCTTTTCGAGCTGGCCCGCTTGGAAGGTCTGCCCGGCTTCGCGCTCGCCGCGCGTGAAGTCAAATTGCTTGCCCTGCATCTGCTCCTGGAAGCGGCGCGCCAGCGCCGTCTCGCCCGAGGCGAACTGCTGGCTCGCTTCCCGCTCGCTTCGCGCGAAGTCCCGCCCCTCCTGCACCTCACGCCGGCGGCGAAACTCCGCCCGCTCGGCTGCGTCCACTTGCTCGGTGGCCTGCTGGAGCTGCTGCTGGCCCTCGTCATGGGCGATCTGCTCCTGCTTGATCGCCGCCCCGGAGTTCAGCGCCCCAGCGGCCGACATGCGGCGCTTGATGGCGTCGGTCTTGGCCTGCGTCGCGGCGGTGACCTGCTGCTGCGCGCGCCGTCTGGCGAGCTCGAACTCGTCGGGGCCTTGGGCTTGAGCTGCCGGCATGGCCATCAGCGCTCCCCTTTGACGTTGTAGGTGAAGTTGAGGCCGTGGACCTTAAAGCGCTGGCCCGCGGTGTTTTGGTTGGAGAACTGGAACTGGATGCGTTTTCCCCGGCACTGCCCCAGAGGCACCGAGATCTCTTTCTGCGTCGAGCCCGAGCCCCAGGTTGATTGCCCCCAGACGCCCGTCCCCCAAATCATCGAGCCGGGGTTGAGCGAGAGCTGCACCGACTGGCCATCGCCCGAGTCGGAGTCGGTGCGGTAGCGCATCGTCATGTAGTAGGCGCCGGCCATGTCGACCAAGACCTTGGCCCAGCGGAAGTCTTTCTCGAGGTTCTCGTGGCCCTTGAGCCCCGCGAATTCCTTCGTCCAGAAGTAGCTGTCGATCGCCGCCGAGCCTGCGTCCGTGTAGACCGACTCGTGCTCGAGCCGGTAGACGAGGCCGTTGGCCGTGGCCGAGCCGAAGTACAGTTTCCCGTCATAGACCGTGAACTGGGCGGCGTTGGCGCCCTTGTAGATGGTCCAGGCGGCGCGCTGCGGTTTGTTCAGACGCTGCACCGAGAAGTCGTAGACGAAGACGCGGTTGTTGGTCGTCGCGCCCGAGCCGTAGGTGACGGCCAGATAGGCCTTGTTCCTAAAGACGAAGGCCGAGATGTTCGAGACGTAGGCCTCTTGGATGTCGAAGATCTCGGGCTCGATCCGGTCCGACGCCAGATCCGACTGCATGGCCGAGACGGTGAGAAGGGTCGTCGACGGCTGCAAGGTGTCGCCAGAGACGACGCCAAAGCCCACGAGCTTGCTGTTCTGGATGGCCGGGAACATGACGCCGCCGTCGACCTGGGCGGCGCCGTAAGGGGAGCGGCTGCCGTAGGAGGAGCGGACCTTGACCTTGCGCCAGTCGGAGACCGTCGTGGACGGCATGTACCAGACCCACTGGCTGTTCTCGCAGATGACGACCAGCGAGTTGTCGTAGACCTCGAGCGCCTTCGGCAGATCGGCCGAGGCGTCGCCGAAGGTGTCGAAGTTGGTGGAGGCCACCGTGTACGGCTCGCCCAGGTTCGAGTACCAGACCTGGTTGGGGGTCGTGGCATCGATCATGAAGAGCCGGTCTTGGTGGGCCACGGCCACGCGCCAGAGCGGCGGTACGCCGTTGTCGGTGGGGGCGGTGGCGCCGGCCGTCGCGCCCGCGTCGTCAAACGTCGTCGTCGTGTTGTCGCCGATGGTGCCGACGCGCTTATAGGAGCCAGAGTCGTAGCGGTAGATGCGCCGGCTGGAGACGCCGAAGCTCTGCGGCGCCACCGGCAGAGAGGAAAGGCGCACGCCGCCGCCCGTGGCCGTGACCGAGAACGTCGTCGCCGGCCCCAGGTCGCTTTCGGCGAGCTGGCTGTTGACGTAGGTCATCTTGTAGGACTGATCGCCCGAGAGCGTTCCGGCGATGCTCGCCGCTGTCGCCGTCTGGGTCGGCGGATAGACGCCGTGGCGGGTGAAATCGGTGCCGTTCCACTTGTAGGGGAGCGTGCCGCCGTTGCCGAAAAAGATGTGGTTCTCGTACTGCGCCGCCCCCACGCGCTGGCCAGCCGTGTAGACCGACTGCGCCGAGGCGATCGTGGCGAAGGTCGACGTGCCGGTGAGGTTCCAGGCCGTGCCGCCGAACCAGGCGACCATGGTCTCAGCGCCCGTATTGGCGCGCCGCGTGTAGATGCCGTCGCAGACGAACGAGCCCACGGCCGTCGTGTTGAGCTGGGTCGCCGCCTCTCTCGTGGCCACCGCGCCGTTGGCAAAGACGACGTTCTGGCAGTCCGGGCTCTCGTTCGGAGCGATCAGCGCCCGCTCGAACTTCGAGTTCATGCCGCCGTCGAAGGCCTGCCGGCCGTCGGGGGGGAAGACGACGTTGTAGCCGTCACGCCTCACCGCGACAGCCAGCCTTCGGCGTCATAGACCGAGATGAGGTTTCCGCCCCGGTATTTCGCCCGCTCCTGGCGGACGGCCTTGGCCTTGGTGAGGTCCCAGCGCTTCTCGAACCACTGGGCGGCCTGGAGGTTCTTATCCTTGGCCGCCATCATCATATTGAGGTAGTCGCAGAGGCCTTGATGGTACTCAGTCGGAACCTCGAGCGTCGAAGTCGAGGTGACCTCCTGCGGCTCGCAGTACCCATAGATTTTCAGCGTGTAGGCGCCGTCGGGGATGGGCCTGAGATAGAGCGTCTCGTTCCACTGGACGAAGGTCTCCGGCGGGCCCTGGTTCGTCGTCGTCTCGTAGAAGCTCGTGAGGTCGTCATCGACCGTGAACTGCACCTCGTCCAAGCGAATCCCGTTGTAGATGATCCGCTTGATGGCGGTGACGTTGGTCGGGAAGGCGTACTCGCGGGTGCCTGCCACAGTCGTCGTCGTGAAGACGCGCCGGATGCACTTCGCCTCTCTGGCCAGCTCCTGGCAGGCCTGCCAGATGAGGCCCATCATCTCGGTCGACGCCCAAAAGCTGTCGCCGACGGCGTTGTAGCGCTGGCGCGCCATGGTCTCGATCTCGAGCGGCGTCATGCGGCGCTACTCCACGAGGTTGAGGTGGCCGTGCCCGAGGTCCAGGTGACCGACGCCACGGAGCCCGAGGTCCAGGTGGCAAACGACCGGCTCTCGCCGTCGGTCACGTTCGAGGGGAAGACGTAGGAGTAGGAGCCGGAGCGGAGGACCTCGGAGCCCAGGTCCTCGGCGGAGGCGACGGAGTTCGCGAGCGAGATGACGAAGTCGGCGGCGAGCGAGAGGGACTGGCTCAGCGAGAGGGTCTCAGATGAGACCTTGACCGTTTCGGTCGTGAGGTCGTGCGTCCCCTCGCCCCACTTGAAGGCGTTCCAGTTCCACGCGCCCCACTTGTTCGAGGGGGCGGGCCCCCACGAATTGATGGAGTTGTTGATCGTGACGCTGAAATCCGCCATGGCCCATCATGAGAAGGTGAAGTTGGCCTGCACGGTGAGGGTGTCCGAGGCGCCCTTGTTGATGACCGACTCCGTGTCGCGCGCGAGCAAGGTCCCGCCCGTCGAGGACGAGAGAAGCCCGTACTCGACGATGGCGCCGGTGCCGGTGCCGGCCGCGAACGTCGCCGTGACGCGGTAGATGGCGCCCGAGATGTAGGAGACGGTGCCCGTATGGCGCGCCAGCTCGGTCCCAAGGCTCGTATTGCCCACGGCCTCGGCCGTGGCGTCGGTGCCAATCGCCACGTACTTCGCGGTGAAGGTCGACGCCGCGGCGGCGGCCGAGTAGAGGAAGCTCGCCAGGAATTCCTTCCCGACCGTGGTGACGACGTTCGGGCCCTCAAGCTGCGCCTTAACGGCGCCGTCCGGGCCGGTGAGCGTCTTCGTCCACCGGCCGTAGACCTTGATGAAGCCCGAATCGCTCACTGCGGCACCTCGGCCTTCTTGGGGCGGCCTGGGCCGCGCCGCGGCACCTGCGCCTTGATCTCAGCTTCGGCCTCGGCGTCATGCGCCACGGCGTCCGGGTGCTCGGTGGCGTAGGCCTTCAGGTCAGCTTCGAGTTCGGCCTTGGTGGCAAAACGCCGGCCAGTGACCGGGTTCACGTGCTGCGCCTCGACGGCCTCGCGCTCCTCTGGCGACGGCGGCGTCCTCTCGACCCGGATCATCTTGTAGGAGGTCGGCAGCGGCACGCCGCCGCCGTCTCTCTCGATGGGCGAGAAGGTCCCCTTGAACTGAATCGCCTCCTCGCGGTCCATCATGATGAAAGACCGCGGCGGGATGGCGATCTCCTCGCCCTTGAAGGTCTGGCGGAAGGGGTGGACGTTGTCGTTCCAAACGCGGACCAGTGGCATCGGCTCTCCTAGCTTTGCGCGCAGATGATCTTGAATTCGGCGCCGTTGGCGACCGCGCCGGTGGCATGGAGCTTCACCGAGTAGAAGGCTCCGGCCGGATGGATCGGTACCCAGCCCGTGACGCCCGAGGCGACGACGAAGGCGTTGGTGCCGACCGTGGACGAGTTGATGGGCGGGTGCATGACCCGGTTGTAGGTCGTCCCGTCGTTAGACCCGAAGACCTCGACGGCGGCGTTCGTCGAGAAGCTCGGGATGAGCGCATAGACGGCCGACCACGGCCCGCCCGGCTGAAAGGCGGCCGTCAGGCTCTCGCCCGAGGCCATGGTGACCGTGAAGGTCTTTAGTCCGCGGTGCGGCATGGCGCGTCACCGCGTGCCGAAGACGGTGACGTAGACGTCGTCGCCCGCGGCAAAGCCCGAGCAGCCCAGGACGCCGTGGGACTGCACGCCCGAGGCGTTGCTGTTGATGTAGATGTAGCGGCCGGTCTGGCTCGCCATGGAGTTGAAGGTACCAAGCGCGTACCACTCGATGGTCTTAAGGCCCGTCTCGATGGTCTGCGTCGCCGCGTCGGCGGTGAGCTTCAGACCCACGGCGGCCTTGTTCCCGAAGACGGTCGGATACCGGGTCACGGTCCAGGCCATGGCAGGCCTCCCTTAGAAGAGGATGGTTTTGTCGTCGGCCTCGGGCTCGAAGGCCTGCTTGCGCGTATGTTCCAGCATGCGCCAGGTCTTGAAGACGTCGGCTAGGTCCATGTACTTGAAGGCCGCAAGGTTCCCGGTCGGGTAGGACCCAAGGCAGCCGCCCTCGGTGGCGTTCACCCAGGTCCCGGGGACCGTCAAAGCGATGTGGTCGAACCACGCCTTGAAGTTGGCATAGGACTGCCAGGTGAGCCGCCGCACGCCGTAGACGTCGGTGAGGCTCACGCAGTGGCCAAGGTGCTTGTCGTACTTGGAGTCCCAGGCGTGGAACTTGTGATCGTAGGAGAAGCAGAAGTCCGCCCCCACGAAGACGATGTCAGAGGCCCCGAGATACCCCTTGGCGATGTAGAGGCAGGCCCCGAGCACGTTGCCGCCGTTGGAGACGTGGCAGCCGAAGGTCTCGATCTCCGAGAGGGCCTTCTTCAGCTCGTCGTCCGGCACGGGGCAGTTGAAGAACAGGATCCGGCCCTGCCACTTCTCGAGGAGCTCGGGGTGAGTCCCGATGTAGCAGATCAGCGTCCGATCCTTCGTCAGCGCCCAATACTCGTCGGCCGAGCGCTGCCCGCCTTCGGAAACCTCCTCGACCACGACCTCGCCGGCGTCCAGCGAGACGTAGTAGTCCGCCGGGCAGCCCAAGTCCTCGAGGTAGTGGAAGTTGTGCAGACACGAGACGAGCGGGATGCCCTCGCCTCGGTCTTTCAGCAGATGCGCGTTGCCTTTGAGGGAAGGTCCCGCGCCGGCGATGATCGCCGGGCGGTAAAGTCCCTTCCCCCAAAGCTGGCCTAGCGAGTGGTCCTTAAACGACCCGAAACGCTTCTTGTTGGCCTTGGCGTGCTTGATCCAAGTCGGCCGCCACGAGGAGATCGTGACGCCGTCGTTGGAGCACGCCTGGCTGTAGAGGGCGCTGCGGGCCACCGGGGGCTCTGAGATGAGCCCCTGGTAGCTAAGGTAGACCTCGGCCTTTTTGACCACTCGCTAGCCTCGTTCCGTCAGAAGAACTTGAAGAAGGCCGTGGCGACGCCGGCCGAGCCGGTCGCTTCCATAACCTTGCCGTAGACGATCCCCGGCGCGTCGGTGGAGATCGACTTCACGGCCGAGACGCCGTCGGCGCCCACCGTGAGCAGTTGACCCGCCGCACAGCCGGAGTTGGCGGGCATCTTCGCCGTGCCGAAGCCGTAGCGGAGGAGCCAGCCGTAGGCGCCCGTCGTGATCGTGGCGTGCTTACAGACGCCCACCGGGTGGTCGATCATCGTCGTCGTCGAGACGGTGACCGAGTAACCGGTGACGGCCGAGACCGTGGCCACGTAGCCGGGGCTGATCTGGGCGTTGGAGCCGGTGTTGTAGACGAAGAGGTACTCCTCGTCCCCTTCGCGGCGCACCGTGCCAACTTCCGGGTCATTGGTGCCCAGCGTCGCCGTCACCATCGAGACCGAGTCGAACCAAGCGCCCGCGTTTTGCGCGTAGACGGTCATGGGGGTACCTCCTTAGGCGGCGACGGCGCTGAAGACGCCGTGCATGCGGTTGTTGGAGCTGGTGAGGTTACCCATCCAGTAAAGCTTGGCCGTCCGGGCGTTCTGGTTGGTGAAGTCGAGGAACTTGCTCATACGCATGTCCTCGTCTTTGTGGGCGACCAGCTTCAGGTACTTCTCGTTGAGCGCGAAGATGTAGTTGGCCGGGACCTTGGAGCCGACGATGTACGGCTTGCCGTTGAACATCAGGCTCGTGAAGCCGGCCTTGGCCGTCTTCTGGTCCACGAACCGCTGCTGCGGCTGCAGGAGCGCGTAGAGCCGGTTGTAGTTGGCCCGGGTCGCGATCCAGACCGTCGGCCCCTCGCCGTCGATGGTGAGGTTGGAGTCCATGGTCTGAAGGGCCGAGAGGGTGAGCGTCGTGGTCGACGAATCGACCTCGGCCTGCCACCACGAATAGGTCCCCTGGGCGATGCCGCCCACCGTGTTCGACGTCGAGACGATGTGGCGCAGGCCGCCGATCGCCTTGGAGTCGGTGCCGGCGTTGTAGAGGCCGTCGCCCAGGTAGTCCTTCATGGTCTTCTCGGCGACCTGAAGCTTGCTCTCCACCAGCTTGATCTTGGCGGCGTCGCCCGAGTTGATCAGCTCGTCACGGCGCGAGATCGTGACGTTGACGTAGAGCTGCTTCCAGGCGAACTCGGCCGCCGTGAAGGTCTCATTGTCGGCGGTGGACAGGGTGTCGGCCCCCTGATACCAGCCGGCGGCGGTGAGCGAGGCGTAGAGGAGCGGCTGCATGATGGAGGTGCCGCCGTCCTCCTTCGTGTACCAGCCCTCCGACTTCGAGCGCGCCAGAAGCGGGTCGGAGTCGAAGATGTTGTCGACCAGTTTCGGAAGCCACTTCTTCTCGGTCAGCGCATTGACTTGGTTCCAGGTAAGCGCCATGGCGCCCATCCCCCCTTATAGGCCGTCGATTTGAATGCCGAGCTCGTCCAGGCCCTCACGCGTGAGGTCCCGAAGGCTCTTTCCCCGGCGATCCGCGGCCGTCTGAAGCTCGCCCTTGGTGGGAGCTCGGGAAGTCCCAAGTAGTCCCTGGCGCTTTGTGGCCTGGATCTCTTTCGCCGCGGCCTCCTTGCCGCGGGCCTCGGCTCTCTTCACCAAGTCGTCGGCCATCAGGTCCCGGAAGGCGGCGCGAAACGAGTTGATGCCGTTTTGGTTGGCATGCTTCAGAACGCGCAGCTCTAGCGAGAGACCGTCTTGGCCGGGAGCATCCCAGTCTAGATCCGCGAACTGGTCGCGGATGGACTTGATCTCCTGGTCGAGAGCCTCGTTTTCGTGCTGAATCTTCGCCTCGCGCTCGGCTGCCTGCCGTGCCTCGAGGTCTTTTTGGAAGGGCGCCAGCCGCTCTTGAACGAGCTGCTCCACGGTCGCCTTCACTGGGTCAAGCTGGCCATTGGCGAGGAGCTGCTCACGCTGCTCCCAGGCGCGGTTGACGTGCTCGAGCCAGTCTTTGCCGCGGGGGTCGGACTTAACGAACTGGTCGATCTCGGCGTACTTGGAGTAGCCCTGCCTTTGGGCCTCCCACGCCTGCTGCTCCTGCTTGAAGGCCGCCATGCGCTGGGCGTAGTCGTAGCCCTGGGCGACCCACTGCTTGACGCGCGGGTCGGCAAATGGCACTTGGACGCGCTTGCCGGCGGCGTCGAACTCTAGCCCCTGAAACGGCTCCGGCGTCTTTGGTGCGGAAGTCGCCGGAGCCTGGGAGCCGGACGTCTCAGGCGTTTGCGGAGGAGCGGTATCAGCACCGGGCTCCTCGTCGGAGGGCGGCGCGTCGTCTTGAATGTGGGAGGACGGACCGGAGAGCGTCGACAGAAAGCTGTCGGCGTCGAAGCTGCTGTCCTCGGGGCCGGATTCGGGCATGAGCATGCGGCTGGCGTCCGTCAGTACGCGGGTTGAACGTCCTCGTTAGCGCCTGCTTCCACCGGAGCGGCGCCCGAGGCTTTAGACGGGCCGGACTTCAGCTCGTCGACGACGCCGGCAAAGGCCTGGGCGAGCGCCTCAAGCTTGCGGCCGATGGCCGGCGGCGCGCCTTGCGCCAAGGCCATGAGGCCCGAGCCGACTTGATCGACCAGACCTTCGGGGGAGCGCTCGTCGGGGGCTTCGGCCGGAGCCGACGGCGCGGCGCCGTTTCCCCCCATGGATGGACCCATGGAATGCCTCGCTTCTCGCTGCGAGTTTTTGGGGAAATCTAGGCGCTAAATAGCGGCGACCCTAAGGTCGCCGGGGAGAAAACGGAAAGTGCTGGGCTAGATCCAATGTGCCTTATCGGCGAAATTGCCGCAACATTAGGCAGCCGGTGGCGGCGGCGCTGAGGGAGCGGGTGCTGCGCCGCTGCCGCCGGCTTTCATAGCCGCCGCTTCGGCCTCGGCGGCCTGGGCTTGAGCGGCGGCGGCCTGCATGCGTTGCAGGACGGCCTCGTAATTCGGCCAGTCGACGTGCTTCAAGGCCTCCTCCTGGTCGATGAGGCCGCGGTCGAACAGCTCCAACGTCTGGGAGCGCTTTTCGGCCTTGTTGAACGGCAGCGAGGAGCCCGTGGAGACGCGAACGTCGAGCTTCCCTCTGAGCGCGTACTCCTGGATGCCGGTCGAGAGGCCTTCGGGCGAGAAGGTCTCTCTCACGAGCATGGTCGTCCCGTCCTGGGCCTTGGAGATGTGCGCTTTGAAGTAGGTCTGCGCGCCGTCTTTGCCGGTGAGCCGGAAAACCCGGGGCGCCGAGTAATGCTGCATCACGAGCTGGGCGTAGCACTGGCCGACTTGCTGGAGGTAGAGGTCCAGATTCCGCGACTTCTGGCGGACTCTCGTCTGCGCGGCGTCCTGGAGGCTCGAGATGGCCGACGCGGCGGTGACGCCCGTGGGGTTCACGCCTCTCGTGATGTCCTGGCTGCCGCCCACCTGGTTGAACCAGTCGGCGAACTTGTCGATGAACTGGCTCACCCACGGCTGGAGGTTTACCCCCTCGATCCGCTGCGGCGGCGCCTCGCGGTTGTGCGGGATGACGAGGCCCGTGCGGTTCTCAAGCTGGTCGTCCTCGACGCCTGAGTCAAAGGGGTTCAGCCAAATGGGGTTGCCCATCAGCGCCAGGACGTCGAGCGAGAAGGAGACGAGCTTGTTGAAGACCTGCTGCGGGCTCTTGAGGTTCTCGACCTCCGACACGCCCCAGAATTCGCGCTGGAGCACGTAGTTGTCGAACTTCTGCCACGGGAAGGTCCCGTCCTCCAAGGGCGCTGGGCCGTCAAAGACGGGGATGTCGTTGACGATCACCGTGTAGCGGCCGTTGGGGTACTTAAGCCGCTGCTCATAGACCGGCGGCACGGGCGCGCCGTTGGCGTCCACACCGCCTGGGACCTCGATCTCTTCGATCTCGTCGCAGCGCCAGACCATCTCGATCATGAGCGCCTTGTCGCGGAGCTGAAACTCCGTCTCGGCCGTCGTCTCGACCACCGAGCGGTTGTCGATCGGCGAGCGAATCCGAAGCGGCGTCACGTCGTGCTTGGTGTCGCTCGTGAGATCGACCAGGTCGGCCTTCATGTACTTGGCGTACTTCGGGAAGGCCTTTTTCAGCTTCCGAAGGGAGACCGGCTGCGCGTAGCAGAAGTAGTCGGAGCCGACGAAGGGGTCCTCGTCGTTCACCTTGGAGCTATCCGGGTCGGGAAAGCAGTAGAACGGGTCGGCCGAGCGGTAGTCGATCTCGCCTAAGCCCTGGCCGGCCTCGGGGTCGTACTTCATGCGAGAGAGGCCAGAGCCGTACTGCCAGCCGTCGAACGCCACTTCCGTCAGAACGCCCATCCAGCCCTTTTTCTCCCAGTCCGAGGCCGCCAGGTCGTTCATGATCTCGGCAAACTCGCGGTCGGTCGGCTCGGTCGCCATGAACTCGAACTTGGGCCTCGTGTCGAGCATGATCGGCACCATGCTCTGGGCGTTCTGAAAGATGAAGTTTACGACCTCGCCGTGGCGGTAGGAGGGGCGCATCGTCTCCCACTGCCGGCCGCGGTACATCTTGTAGTAGGTGAGCCAATTGGCGTCGAAGAGGCTCTTGTGCTTCTTGGCCTCCTCGAACTTCTTCTTGAGCCGCTTGACCAGCTTTCGCTCGGCCGGCGTCCCCTCCCAGGCCTCTTGGGCGGGCTTTTTCTCGTCCTCGGGGCCGGTCCTGGGGGCGTGCTCGTCTAGCATCTGGCGGGCTCCATCTCGAGGGCCACGCGGCCCCATGTCCATAAATCCATGTACACAGGCGCGGCGTCAGTCCTCGTAGACCTTTTCTCGGAGGGCGTCGGCCCAGCGCTGCTGGCGCCGCTCCTCTCTGCGCTTCTCGTCGTGGGCGATCTGCTTTTCGGGCGAGCCGAAGTCGTTTCCGATCTCGACCATCCCTTGGCGCTTGGCCTTCTCATCGCGGTCCCTTTTGCCCGTCGTCCACTGCCCCAAGCCGTGGTTGAACTCGACCTTGCCCCAGTCGGAGGCGCCGTTGAAGTTTACGGCGCAGATGGTGCGGTGAGCCGGACCGCCGCACCGGCGGCAGACTTCAGCGGCGTTCCAGTCGCTGATCCGGTGGACGACCTCGAAGGCCGAATCGACGCAGACGGCGCAGGAGTATGGGTAGGACGGCATCAGCTAAGGCTCTCCCGCTTGACAACGTGGCACTCATACCAGCCCTCGCGGACCTTACCCTGTTCGGTGATCACGTAGCCATTCGCGCGGATGGTTGCTTCCGCCACGGCGCGAATGAGGCTCGGCGCGGACTCAGTCACACTGACCTCGCCGCGACTGAAGCGCGCCGCCCAAGCGCCGTCTTTGTAGGATAGGCCGAACTCCCACCCGACGAGAGCGGCGCTCTCAACTAGGTCGGCGGCCTCGGCGAGGCCTTGTGGCTCGCAGAGCTTCTCGCGCTCTTCGGTCGTCACCACTCCTCCAAACCGCCCCGAGCCGAGCGGCGCTTTAGTCTCTCGATGCGCTTGAACTGGTCTTCTTCGGGCTTGGGCCGGCCGCCCTCGCCGCTCGGCACGATGGGCCGCCGCTCGCCGGCTAGGTTCCAGGTCCCCATGGTCACGTAGCGCATGGCGTCGGCCGCGTGATTGTGCTGGTCCACGGGCTTTGGCTCTTTGGGATTCTGGTCGGGCTTTAGATCTTGGGGCTCAGGGTAATGATACATCGACAGCTCGTCGAGTAGGTGCGGGCACGCCCCTCTGAAGACCCGGTAGCGGCGGGTCTTCACGAGCTCATAGTGCCGGCCGATGCCCACCAGGATGTCGTTGTCGGCCCCGGTGGCGACGCACCCGTGGCGATTGAGCTCGGCGATGAGGCCTGGCTGGCTCGGGTCGCAGAAGAACTGCCTCACGCCCCAGACCTGGCGCTTTTGCTGCACCAGCGAGACCATCTGCGAGGGCGTGAGCCCCGTCTGATAGTGCTCGGAGACCTCGAAGTGCTTGCCGTCAGGCGTCACAGCCCGGATCAGGAGGACGAAGGGGTCCGGGTTATAGCCCCAGTCGATCCCGCCGTAGAAGCGGGTGCCGGCGGGCAGCGGGAAGGGGTCCACGACGTTCTCGTCGTCGTCGAAGCAGTCGTAGACGAGGCCTTCCATCTTCTCCCACTGGCCGCCGAAGACCATCCGGAAGCGCCGGGGGTCCATGGTTGCCTTGCGGCGCTCGTACTCCTCTTTGGGGAAGTACGGATTTTCGTCCGAGCGGGCCTGCACCAGCTCGACGTCGGGGCGCGCTGCGGGGTCCTTCTGCCGGGGGCGGATGATCTCCGAGAAGACCCAGTTCAGCGTGTACGGACTCGTCGTGAGGACGATGGGCGCCTCTTTGAAGGCGGCTCTGGCCTGAAGGTTCTCCCACGCATACAAGCTCATGAGCCCGGCCTCGTCGGCCCAGACGGCGCGAATGTTCGTAATGCCAACGATGGCGTCCGGGTCGGAGGTCGTGCGGCAGTAGACCTTGGTGCCCCACGAGGTCTCAAAGACCGCGTCGGCCTTCGAGTACTCCCCATAGCCTCGCATGACGTTCAGGAACGCCGGGAGCGTGGACTGCTGCATCACTTTGTAGGTCGGCGCCACGATGAGAAAGGCGTCCGACGGGTCGGTGTGCGTATGGAGGGCCATCTTCATCCGCACGGCGCCGGCAGCGGTTTTCCCGAACTGGATACCGGTGGCGAGCAGCGTGATCCGCCGGTCGGTGAAGACCGCGCGCTCCTGCTTTGGGCTGTGGGGGCGCCATTCAGGCATTCAGAGCCGGCCCGCGACCCACAGCACGAATAGGCTGGTGAGCGCGCCTGCCAGATAGACGACAGTTAGACGGATCTGTTGTTTCGTGAGCTCACTCACTCAAAATCCCCCGGCCCCACGCCCTTGCCCCTAGCGATCGCCTTGGTGGCGCGCTTCCCCTCGACCTGCTCCCACGCCCATGGCGAGAGGCCGCGGTAGTCGTCCTCGAGCGAGCGGTAGGCGCCGAAGTTCTCGCCGTAGCGAAGCGTCTCGCCCTGGGCGACGTCGCGGGTGGCGATCAGCCTGCGGTTATGACGGAGCACCATCGCCCTCTCCTCAGGCGTCGGCCCCAAGGTCGGCACCCGCTTCCCCCGGATCGTATCGACCATCAGCTTGAAGCCGTCGGCGTCGAGTGAGTGCGGGCGGTCGGGCGTGTCGGCGTCGATGAAGGTGACGTGCTTTTCGATGACGGTGCAGCCCTGGCTCGCAGCCTCGAGCGCAAGCCCGGTGCCGAGCGAGTGGTCGGAGAAGCCGACGCCCACGGGCTCGTCGGGCCGGTAGGGCGGAAGGATCTCGTAGAACAGCTCTCCGGCAGCGAGGTCCACGTGGTAGGCCGGGTAGGCGGCGACGCAGTACATCGCCACGCGTGGCGTGCCCTCGAGACGCCTTAAGGCCTCCTCAACGTCCACGCGCCCATGCGCCCCGAAGCTGATGACGACCGGCTTCCCGGTCCGCCGCACCGCCTCGAGCAGCTGCGGCCACGCGCAGTCGCTCGACGCCACCTTATGCCACCCCACGTAGGGATCGACCGCAGCCACGAGCTCGGGGCTAAACGCCGTGACGCCCAGCTCGATCCCGCAGGCGTCGGCCTTCTCGCGGAGCTTCGGGAGCCAGGTCAGCTGCAGCTGGTGCCTTTCCACCGAGCCGAGCGCGTCGAGCTTTCGGTCGTCCCAGCCGTACAGCGCCTCGTGGCTGAACGCCTGGAACTTCACCGCGTCCGCGCCCACCATCTTCGCCTTGGCGATCGACTCGAGGCAGTCGGAGAGGGTGAGCCAGTTGGAGCCGATTTCCGCGATGATGTAGGGGCGGACTTCGAACAGCCGCGTCACGAGGCCTCCTCGTCGGGCTTCTTAGCTCCCATGACGACCTCCTCACCCGTCAGCCGCCGCACGATGAAGGGCTCGGGCAGCGTCAGCTCAAGTTTGTCCGTCGCCTTGCCCACGATCCGGTCCAGGAGCGCGTTCATCCGCGAGTGGTCCCCGTACTTGGTGGCCTGGACGATGATCGACGCCACCAGCTTGTTCAGAGCCGGCCCGTTGCCCTCGGCCGTGGCCTCGACCTCGGGGAAAGGCATCTCGAGGTAGACCGTGGCGAGCCGCTTGAAGGTGTCGGCCGAGAGGGCCTTGACCGCCTTCAGGTCCGGCGGGATGGGCGCTCTGCCGGCCGGATTTCCCGACTGGCCCTTGGCGAAGTCCCTGCCGCCCGTTTTCCTGCCCTTCGCGATCGCTGCACCTTCGCTGTTTCTTTCTTGAGCATGCCTCGGAAGGCTAGGCCTTGGCTAGCCGCTTCGCTAAGGCCGCCAGGTCATCGTCGGCCGTCTTGAAGCCCGCGTAATAGCGCTCACAGACGACGACCGAGTTTCCCAGGAGCTCGGCCACGCGCTTGATGGCGATGTCTTTGGAGAGCAGGTGGATGGCGAAGCTGTGGCGGAGGCCGTGGAGCGTCACATGCCGCCGGGGCTCATGGGGCCAGAGCCGCCTGGCGGCGTCCCTGATCTCTTTCGAGTAGCGCTCATTCCGGAGCGCGTGGCGCTCGGCCTCGGGGCGCGCTAGCCACCGCTCGAGGGCCGGCAGGCCTGCGGGGACCACGAGCGTCGACCGGGGCTCTCTCGTCTTCGTCGGCCGCCTTTGGCCTGAGGGGACGATCTGGCTCTCGACGTAGACCTCGCGGCCCTCCATCCGCACCGACTCTGGGCGGAGGCCAAAGATCTCGCCAGCCCTTAGGCCCGTGGCAAAGGCGATCCACGCCAAATCGCGCGCCGGCTGGGTGAGCTTGGGGGAGAGCTCGCGAAGCTGGGCCAGGGTCACGTAGCGGACGTCGGGACGCTCAGGCCGCTTTAGCCGCACGCGCACGTCTGTCCGGCCGGCAAAGCGCAAAAGTTGGTTTAGCCGGCTGGCCGCCCGGCGCTGCTTCTCGGCCGGCAGGTTGGCCAAGGCCAGCCAGAGGTCTTGGCGCGTGGCGGTGAGGAGCGAGAGCGTGCCGACCGCCTCGACAGCGCGGCGCAGCGAGCGCTTCATGGACCCGGGGTCCACGATATCGCGGTCGACGTACTCCGACGCCCAGTAGCGCTCCATCAAGGCCACGTTCTCGGCGTGGGTGAGGGGCTTGGGGTCGGCCTCGCGCTCGCGCTTATAGAGCCGCTTTCGGAGGTCTAAGACCTGGGCGTAGGCCTGATCGAAGTCGTGGATGCCGGCCAGGAACGCGCGGTTGATGGCGGCCAGTTCGGGCAGGTCGCTCTCGGGGATCACCGTGTAGGTCGACTTGCCGTCAGCCCCCCGGCGTTGGCGCGCGATCGCCCACCGCTTGCCGGCGGCGCCGGGCTTTCGGACGTGAAAGAAGTCGCGCCCTCTCAAGCTCGAGCCCCGTCTCGTAAAAGCCCTCTAGAGTCGCCCCCTTGATACCGAGCTTTCGGGCGTCCTCGAGCATGGCCTTAGCCCGGGCGTAAGCCCAAAGCGAGACGGGCGCCATAGAAAGTCTATGGGCGGTAGACTTTTCAGTCTGTGTGTCCACAGGTGGAAAACTCCGTAAGGTGGCGTGCCCGCGGCAGGATTTGAACCTGCACGACCTCTCGGTCCCAGGATTTTAAGCACCGTTAGTCTATGGCGCTGGGTAGACCTTCGGCCCCCGGCCTTAACCGGGTTAGCTGGACGCCGGCTGCGCGTCTCTAAGCCAGCTCTTTCACTCGCCTATTGGTACTCGCGCGGATCGCCGCCGAGTCTGAGATACGTGGCCACCGCGAGGTCTAGCGCCATCTCCGCCTCCTCCAAGTCGCGCTTGGCTTCATCGACGACGGCGTCCAGCTTCTCCGCGGTGAGGCGACCAGGCTTGATGCCCCGCCTTAGCTCGGCGCGCAGGCCGTGGAGGCACTGGTACCGCTCCTCGCGAATGGCGTGCTCGCGGTAGGCGTCGTCGGCCGCCTCCCTGGCTAGCGCCAAGTCATAGGCGCGCTCAGCCTGCTCCCGCTGGCGCTCTAAGACGCGCTCGAAGTCCACGACCACGCTCAATTGGGTACCTCCACGGCCTCGAAGCTCAGGCCGTCGCACCCTCTAGGCTCGCAGACCAAGGGCTCGTCGCGGTAGATCCGGCCGCACCGCCGACAGCGCCAGAGGCAGCGGACAGCCGCGACGATCTCTCTGACCTGACGGTCGAGGGAGGATTCGGGGGTTGGCGGGGTCACTCGTCACCCTCCTTGGCGGCGGCTCTGTGGTGGGGCATCACGACGAGGACATCCTTTGGCGCCTTGATGAGCAGCTGGAGGCCGCCGACGTCGCCTTTGCGACGCTTGATGAGCGTGATTTTCGCCGTCCCGACGAACACCGACTCGCCAACGCGCATGCTGACGACGAGGCCGCCGGCCCGTGGCTTGTCGCGCGGGCTCATCGGCGTCCCTCCGTGACGCGCCGCCTGACGGCCGCGACGAACTCGCGCAGCGGGTCGCGCATCCGCGCGCGGACCGCCTGCGGCGTCTCGATTAGCGGCCGAAAGCAGTCGTGGTCCGGGTCGTCGTACATGAGTCGCCACCGGCGCCCGTTGCCGCGCGCCCAGACGAGGTTCTCGCCGTCGCCGATGGGCACCTCGATCTCCTCGCGCAAGCCGGCGGCTTCGAGCGCCGCCTCGACCTCTTTGATCTCCACGCCGATCGCGTCGAGCACCGCGAAGTCGGCGGTACGCGCGTCCTGGATCGCCTTCAGGTCGTCCCGCAGGCTCACAACCCCTCCCGAAGATCGCTCAAGTCCCACTCCCGCTCGCCCTCGCGGTCCAAGGGATGCACGCCGCCGTCGTAGCGCGCCCAGGCCTCCCGCGGCACGTCCTCGGGGTCGAGGATACGAAGCTCCATCTGGCAGTTGCAGCCGGCGTCGAAGCCTCGCGGGTAGACGTGGCCGCAGCCGGTGCAGTGGATCCAGGCGTCGCGGTGTCTCATGGCTTGGGTCTCCTTTGCTTGTCGAGGCGGTAGAGGTTGAGCGGCTCTAGGGGGTTGGTAGCTCGACCGCACCAGGCCGGCGGATTTGGGTCTAGAATCGCGTCGGCGGATGAGGCGGCGCCAGACGAGGCGAAGCCAACGGACGAGACGGGAGAGCCTCATGCGTCGTCCTCAGGTGGCTTCCCGTTGGCGATGGCGAGAGCCCGACGAGCGAAGGGGTTGGTGACGGCCGGTCGGGCCGCGTCGGGATCCGGCGGCAGCGCTGGCGCCGCGTCCAGCTCTCCGAAGCGGGCGCGCTCGGCCAAGGCTTTCGCCAGCTCGCGCCACTGGGCGAGCATCACGGTCTTCTCGCGGGCGTAGGTGTAGTCCTCGCAGACGGTCTCCCAGCCGCCCATCCGGTGGACGATCGCCCAGCCGATCTCGCCGACGGCAGCTCGCGCGCGGTGCGGCCAGTTGTAGCCGTGGGTCGAGATGGCCTGGACGATCTTCGAGACCGTGTCGCGCGCCTGGGCGTCGTCAGAGAGCGGCGTCTTGCCCATCGCCGAGAGGACGTCGTTCACCGACGGGAAAGAGCGGCCGGGCTTGAGATCGACCATCAGGCGCTTCAGCGCCTCCGCCGCCGCCAGGAGTCCGTGCGGGGCGATGTGGTCGGCGTAGAGGCGGGCGACCTCCGGCGAGAGACGGTAGGCGCAGAGGTCGGCCACCACGGCGAGCATCTTCAAGAACGCCTCGCGCTCGGTCATGACGCGCCGTCCTCCCGAAGCATCGCGTCGACGACGGCGGCGTTGTGCGAGTAGAGCTCGGCCTGCCGGGCGCCGGCCGACGTGATGGTCTGGCCGGTGTCCGCGTAGGCGGCGACCTTCGTGAGGTTGCTCTCCAGCGTCGCCAGGTCGTGGTTGCGGGTGAGGAACCACGCATCCCCCATCGCCACGTAGGCCTGAGCGCAAAGCTTGGCCTTCGCGATGCCGACCTCGGCGACAATGCGGCGGGCGATCCCGGCGCCTTTCTTTCCCACCGTCGGCCAGGTGCCGTAGCGGGCTTTGAACGCATCGCAGTAGACCGCGATGAAGTCTTTCACGGGGGACGACGGCTCGGCCGTCGTCGCGAGCGGAGCGAGCTGCTCTTTCGGAGGCTCGGCGGCGCGCAAGCCGGACCTGCGCCCCGTTAGGGAATCCTTTCCCTTCCTATTCCTTTCCTTTCCATTCCTTGCGTCTACCGAGCGTCTACCGGTGTCGTCCGGGTTCGGAATGGAAACCGGTTTCCACTTAATCTCCGCGGCCTTGACGAGCGGCTGAATGACCTTTGAAATCCGCTGATGCCGCCAGTTGACGACTTGATACCAGCATGAGTCCTCGCTGATGCGCAGTTGTCCGTTGCATGTCAGCTCCATGAGCCACCGCTGCACGTGCCTTGTCTCGAAAATCGGCATCATGAGGTGGAGCTGCCGGGGGCTGTTCCGGAACTTCCCCTCGTCGTCGGCGATGGTCCAAAGGCCGACGAAAAAGAGCGCGCACGAGTGCGACAGCGACGCGACCTTCTCGTCCATGAAGAACTGCGGTTTGATCGTCCTGATCCGTGCCATGGCCCCTCCGCTTGGCGTGTATCCCCACATCCCATTCCCCTCAGAACGGCGTCTCGCTCAGCCCCTCGTCCGCCATCGCGTCCGGCGCCTCGAGCCAGCCGCAGACGTCGTCGTACTGCTCGCGGGTGAGCGCCTTGGTCGTCTGGACGTTCCACTTGGCCGCCATGTAACGCTTGAGGCTGGCCTCATCGACGCCCGAATTGCGCTGGATGGCGAACAGCCGCCGAAGCTGCGCCTCGGTCGGCCCCGACGTCCGAGCCTGCGGGTTTCCCGGCATAGGCTGGGGGCGGCCGTAGCCGTCGGTGAGCGGCGGCGGGGCGTCCTGCGGCGCGCCGGCGTGGATCGGCTTGCGCTCGGCCTGCTGCTGCTGGCGGGGTGCCGCTTGGCGCTGCTGTTTCTCGCCCCCGCGGCCGTGCGCGGCTTCGGCGTCGTCGTCCTCGTCAGTGATCAGGCCGACGAGTGAGAGGCCGTAGCGGCGCAGGTAGGTCACGGCCGAGCCGACCTCCTGCGGGCCGGGCTTGGCGAGCTTCACGGCCGCCGTCTCGCCGATGAATTCGCCCGAGGCGACGTGGACGATGAGCGTCGTCACGCGCGCAAAGTCGCCATCGGAGCCGTGTGGCTGCAAGAGCAGGAGGCCGTTCTCGGTGAGCAGCGGGCGCAACGTATCAAGGCAGTCGGCGAGGTCGGCGTAGCGCGACTTGAAGTGCGGGTTGAACTTGTTCTTGGGGACTGCCTTCAGCTTCTCCTGCACCTTGAGGAGCGCCGCGGCGATCGCCTTGATGGAGTCGGATTTCTGCATGGGACTAGCCTTTCTGGGTGATGACTGGCTTCAAGTCTTGCACGAGGCGCGCAAACGAGCACGGCACGCCCGTGGTGAGCAGCGCGTTGAGGCGCTTGCCGTCCCACTTCAGCTCCGACTTGATGCAGGAGCCCCACGTCGGGTCGTCGACGAGGCTCTCGGGCGGGTGCTTGACGAGGTATTCGACCTTACCCGGCGTCAGCTTCGTCGTGATGCTGTATCTCGCGCTCTCGACCGCGCCGTCGGGCGTTGCGGCGACGGCGACGGCCAGCTCCTCGGCGATCATTTCGCGGCGCGACTGAAGGATGCGCGCGCGGATCTCAGCGGCGGCGGCGTCTGAGCGCTCTTTCGATTCCTCGCGCATCACCTCATTGAGCGCCGCGACGACCTCGTCGACGCGCGCGACCAGCGCGGCGTGCAGAGCCGACAGGGCGTCGACTGAAAGCGGCGCGCGGCCGGTGCGGTGAGCGGCCAACGCATCGAAGATGGCGGCGAGCGGCTCGGCTCGGGTGGGATGGGCGGCGTTCATCGTAACTCCTAGGTTGAATTCCCCTCCGTGGCTGAGGTAAAGCAGAGGGGCTCCTCAGACCCTCCGTGGAGAACCTGAGGAGCCCCTACCCAAGCCAGTGCCCATCCCTAAGCCCCGGCAAGTCCAATCCAGCTAAATTCCTGAGCCTTTTACCCGCCTACTGCGCCGCCACCCCCCGTGTCTGCGCCGTCCGCGAGCTTCGTGCTCGTCGGAACCTTTTAGCACGGAGTTTAGATATTCTGCAATGCTAACGCATTGTAGAGTATATAATATGCTACAATGATTGAAGGTATTGCCGCTAAGCCCGTGTTACATGTCGCTCAACCCGTTTACGGGGGAGACATGGCCCGGCCTGCGTTGGTCTTGGGGAAAAACATCCGGCGACTCCGCAAGGCGCGAGGCTGGAGCCAGGCGGATTTGGCGGCAAAGGTGGGCCTATCGATCCCGACCGTCTCGCGGCTGGAGACGGGGGACACCTGGATCGGGCAGGAAACGCTTCAGGGGATGGCGGAGGTTTTTGGTATTCCGCTTCACGAGCTACTCCTGGAAGGGGCGCCTCCGGCAAAAGTGCCGGTCCCTGTGGCTCTTGGGGAGGCCCTCCGGGTCGTCAACGCCCACATGCCGGAACTAGTCATCAAGCGAAAGACTTCAGGCAAAGCGTAACCTGATGTCGCGCTGCTGAGCCATAGGGTCTTAATCCTATGCGCAAATCTTGTCTTACCTAGCGCCGAAATCCACCGATCCGGGCCTCACCAACTTGGTGGGAGGCGGCGATGAAACGGATTCTTGCGGCGGGGCTCCTGATCGTCGGGTGCCGCACGAGCCATTCAACGATCTCCGATTCCCCTCGCTCCTGGATCTCCGCGAACGACTGGTATACGGGCCTTTCGGCGTTCTATTGGTGCGACGCCTCGACAATGCCGCCGCGCTGTTGGAAGCCCGTCCAGTGCGCCTCCGACTCAAGGCGAAGTGATTGCATCGTCGACGTCCAGGCTGACGACGAGGACGACGCGTCGTCGACCCCTCCGCCCCCGAAGGGAACGGTTCGACTCAAGACGAAGGACGAGAAGGCGGCCGAGAGGGCGAGGACGACCGAGGCCCGCGCCAAGTACGCTTGCCGCCGCGAGGGGGTCTACAACGTCTGCGAGGGCCGCAACGCGAACGGAATCCTCGAAGTCTGCAAGGCGCCCTACGACATGCCGGACGAGTGGGAGTGCGAGGCGAAGTAGCCCCCGAGGCGCGACGACGAGGTGGGGGCGGGCATCGCATTTTTGATGCGATAGGAACGGGCCGCGCAGGTTGCCCCACGCGGCCCGTCCGTCGTCTACGGCATCAGTGCTTGTACCGGCAGCTCACCTCCCCGCCGCTGCGGCTCACCACGACGACGGTGACGATCGTCGTGCCGCAGACCATCGCGATCGCGAGCAGGCACTTCGTACTGAACTTCATGGACGCGGTCCTTCCCTTGACGCGCTTGACGCGCAGAGGGCCGACGCGCTACCTTGATTAGTACACGCATACGCTTCGGCCTTACGCGCCAAGCTATGTTAGACGCCTCGCAAGGGTTGCAGCCCAAGCGAGGCTTCGTTTTTCGGCCGCGTCACTGCGGCCGTAAACGCCGAACGATTACGGCCGACGCCGGAGCTTCCAGCGGCCGTCCTTCCGAACGAAGCGGTGCTCGTGACGCCGCAGCGCCGTGACCAAGTTGATTAGCGGGTGGTCGAGATGCAGCAGCCGTCCGCGCGCCTGTATGGCGCGCATCAGGTCGCTGACGCTCATACCCTTTGGGTGCTCGGCGAGGACCACGGCGACGACCTCATGAAGCGGCTGAACCGGCGCCAATGAGCGGCGCTGTCGGATCTTCAGCCGAAGCTTTTGGCGTAAGGACGTGACGTCGGCAGCGAGCGCGGCGATCTCGGCGTCGAGCTGACCGACCTGGGCGGAAGCGGCTTCGGGCGCGGGTTCTGTCATCTTGGGATCTACTCATTCAGGTTACGACTCGGGGCGGCTCTCGTCAAGTTATAACACATGCGTTCCTGCATCTATTTTTAAAGGGTTTTGGCCGCACGAAACCGACTCTCCCCGAACCTCGCCGCCGACGCCGACGCCACGCGCCCGGATCTCGTTGACGCCGCGCCGGACGCGGGCTAGAAGGGCACATCACCCCCACCGATGAGCGGCGGTCATCCCGCGGCCTGAGTCCTTCCCTTGAAGACGACGCCCGAGAAGGCGATCCAGAACGCCATTCTGGATTGGCTCGCAGCCCATCGCTGCCTCGCCTGGCCGACGGCATCGGTCGGCCTGTTCGACCCGACGAAGAAGGTCTACCGGCGCCCCGGGAAACACTTCCGGCCCGGCGTCTCGGACATCCTCGGCATCTGGCTCGGCTGGCCGTTGGCGATCGAGGTCAAGGCGCCCCGCGGCAAGCCCACCGAGGCGCAGGAGCGGTTCCTGGACGATTTTCGCAAGGCCGGCGGCATCGGCTTCGTCGCGCGGTCGATCGATGACGTCGAGCGCGAACTGGCGCGGTGGGGGACGGCGGGATGACTCCAATCACGTTGTGTCGCGCCAGGCTAGGTCATGTCCAGTTGCGCCATGTCTCGCTTTGCCATGCTTCGTCTTGTCCGCCGGAGGAGCTCGCATGACCACGTCCGAGGCGAATTCGTTCTTCGTGATTCTCGTCGTCGCCGTCGCGTGCGCGGCGTCATGCCAGCCGCACAAGCCCGGGTCTTACTTCATCTCGAATGAGCCGAAGACGTGGCTCATGCGCGACGGCGGGCCCGCCTGGTGCGACGCGACGACGCTGCCGCCGACGTGCTGGGAGCCGGTGGTGAAGAGATGACCTCCCAACCCCCCGCCTACCGCCTAGCCGCGGCCTACCGCATGGCGAACGCCATTTGCGGCTGCGGCGCCCTGCACTTCCGCAAAGGCGGCCCTCGGCCCGGGACGTGGCTTGACGTGACGTCATGTCCGGCTTGCCTGAAGGCGCTGCCCTTCAGGACGTCGCTCCAGCGAAAGCGCGACCGGGAGCGGCACGTGGGCTCGAGGCCGAGGAAGGAGCTGCGGTGAGTCGCAAGCAAACCGTCGATCTGCCGCTGCCGGACGACAGGCCGGTCTCCGTCATTGGCCGAAAGCTCGGCCAGGGAATTGTGATCGGCGAGCCCGGCGGGGTTGAGGTCTGGATCTGTCGGATCAACAAGCGCGCCGTCCAGCTTCTCGTGCGCGCGCCCGAAGGAGAAAACGTGGCCCGCGCCGAGGTCGCCTATGAAGACGAGAGATGGTGGCCGGAGAGCGACGCATGATCCCCGACTGGGCCTGGCGCGCTCTCGCGGTCATCTTCGCCCTCTCGACGGTGATGCTGGCGGTGGCGCTGGTGGCGGTGGGGTGGAAGCGGGAGATGGAGGGGGAATGAAGACGATCCCGTTGACGCGCGGCGCGGTCGCCATCGTCGATGACGAGGACTTCGAGCGAGTCGCGGCACTAACCTGGCAGAAGAGCGGCGCGGGCTATGCCGTTCACGGCCAGCGGCGGATGATGATGCATCGTTTCGTTCTCGGTGACTTTGACACGACCCGCGACGTCGATCACATCAATCGCAACAAGCTGGACAACCGAAAGGCCAACTTGCGGATCGTTTCGCGGTCGGTGAATCGGCAGAACGCCGACAAGCCGCGGCGCGCAACGCCGCCGTCGTCGCGCTTCATCGGCGTCACCTGGAAGCGGACCTGCTGGTACGTGCAGATCTGCGTCGAGTGGAAGAAGAAGTCGGGCGGATACTTCCACGACGAGGTCGCCGCCGCGAAGAAATACGACGAGCTGGCGCTGCGATACTACGGGCCGCTCGCGCGCGTGAATTTTCCGAGGGAGGATGTGTCATCGACTTGATCTCCGCCGTAAAGTCCGGCCGGCGGTTTAGGCGCCGGGCATGCCTCCAGGGGTGGTGGTATCGCAACGATATCGGCGCCTGCATCGTCATGGATGCCGGCGAGTTCACGCGGCGCGTATTCCAGCCGAGCGCCGAAGACATCCTCGCCGACGACTGGGAGACCGAGCCCGCGCCCGTGACGGTGACGCGGGAGCAATTCTGGGAGGCTGTTCGCGATGCCCACTGCGACGTGGCCGGTAAGACTACGCCCAGAGTCATGGACATAGACGTGGACGCGCTAGCCCGCCGCCTGGGCCTTGGAGACTAACGATGGCGTGGCTGAAGGACATCGACCTAGAGCAGCTCCAGTACGCCGCGGACCATGGTTGGCGGCCGAATGCGGAGTGGATGAAGCTGGCGCTAGACGAGCTGCGCGCGCTCCGGGCCTTGGCTGCCGCGACGACGGCGCTCTGGGAGGCTGACGACTCGCCAGCTCCAAACGCGCAGCTGATGTACGAGGACGCGAAATTCGACGTGTTCAAGGCCCTCGAAGCCTGGCGCGCGGGGCGCATGTCGTGAGCCAAGAGACGCAGGCGACCGTGTTTACCGCCATGATCCTCGCGTTGGCGGGGGTGAACGTGCTCTACACCTTCGTGATCGCGCGCGCCTACCGCCACAACACGGAGATGTGGCGCTTGATCCATCGTCAGCGCCGGCTGATCGACAACCTAGCCGTGCGCGCCGGCCTTGCTGCGGGCCCTGCTGAGCCCTTCGAGGACGAGCCATGACCACCCCGCTGGAGATGGCGCGCGCGATCGTCTCGCGCGGCGAGCAATGGGCTGAGATCGCAGCAGGCGTCAATGGCGAGCAGCGTCAGCCAACGGACCTTGAGGTCGTCGCCCGCGCCCTCATCGACCTGGCCGACAACTGCGAGATGATCTTGGCCTCCGAGGTTTGGCGAGGCGACGAGGACAAGCCGCTGCCCGCGTGGGCGCTGCATCTGCGCGACGTGCTGAAGCGCCTCCGCACCGAGAGGAGCCCCGATGAGCCCGCTTGAATCGGCGCGCGCGACAGTTGAGCGGGGACGCCGCGGGGTCCGGATGGCTCGCGCGTTGCTGGAGCTAGCCCAGGCGGCGAAGGCGATCCGTCACCACGCCCCGACGTGCCCCGCGACGTTCGCGCGGCCATGTACCTGCGGGCTGTCGAAGCTGAGAGAGGCGTTGGGGAGGGCCGATGAGCAAGGCGAGTGAGTATGCGGCAAAGATGGACGCGCGGCATCGCAGAGCAGCGCGAGCGCCAACGTTCTCGTGCGGCGACTGGACGTGCGCCTATGTCAGCGGCTCGGGACAGCTTGAACTGCTAGCGGGTACGCTCACGCCCCCCGAAGCCCTCGCCCTCGCGGCCTGGATCGTGGAGACGTTTGGGGAGCCCGATGTTCACCAAGGATGACCGCATCGTGACGGCCTACGCGGAATCAGCGGCCGGCCCTGGTTGGGCGAACCAGCCGATTTGGGTCATCGTCCGTGGCCGCGACGGCGCGCTGCGCGAGGAGTGCATCCAGCCTGACGAGCAGACTGATTGGATGTACGCGCTCTACGCCGTGTCTGCGGCCGCGCACGGCAGCATGGTCAAGGCGGTGCGGGCGCATCTCGGCCAGCGAAGCGACGGCGGGGAGGGATCGTGAAGCAGCGCCACAAGCATCCGCTCGTGACCCGCCAGGACATCATCGAGGTTGTGACGGACATCACGGACCGAATGGACGCCGAACTAGAGGAGACGAAGTGCCAACGCGACATCCTCGCGGCGGCGATGCGGCAGATCGCCCAAGCCTACTGCCAAGGCGACCCAACTAGCGGCGTTGCGTGCTTGTGCTGGCCCTGCACGGCCCGCGCCGCGCTTGCCGAGGCGGGGTTGGGGGAGGGGGCGGATGCTGAGTGACTCCGATCGCTCGCTGATCGCCTCTGCGCTCCGAGCCTACGCGGACCGGATGGACGGGCCGGGCGAGTTCGCCGACTTCATGCGGACGTACATGCCTGAGCGGGTGAAGACGGAACCACGGCGGTGCCGGGAGCTGGCGGCGATGTTCTGGCCGCAGATGGACCTAGGGGGACAGGACGCCCCCGAGAAGGCCGAGGGGGCGGAATGAGCGATAGCGTCATGGAGATGCTGGACGCGATGGCGCGGGTCATCGACGGCCTGACGCCGTCAGAGCTGCGGGCCTTGGTCGAAAAGGTCGGACTGTCCAAGGAAGGCGCCGCGCAGTGCGCCAGGATCGAGCGCATGCTGCTGGAACGCGGGCGGCAGCGAGAGAAGGCCGAGGGGTCGGGCGATGGCTGACGTCGTAGCGCTCTGGATCGGGCGCCTGCTGTTGCTAGTTCTCGGGATCGGCGCGCTAGCGGTTGCCGCCGACTGGGCATTGGTCAAGGTGACCAAGGCGTGCGGGTCCTACAAGATCGTCGTCGAGTGGCAGCTTGACCGGATGCGCCGCAGGCGGGGGCGGCTGGTGAAGAGGATCGAGGAGGGGTCGGGCGATGGGTAGGCTGGAGGAGCTGCGCAAATGGGACGACCTCGCGTCTAAGGCGCCGTGGACGATCAATTGCGATGGTCCGGTGCCGATCATCCGCAGCGAGCTTTCGGATTATACGGTCTGCAAGCCGTACCTGTGCGCGGACCTGGAGCTGATCGTGGCGGCGCGGAATGCCCTGCCCGCCTTGCTAGCCGTCGCCGAGGCGGCTCGCATCCCTGACGAGGAGCAGTTAGTCCCCGACGACGATGAGCGCGCGCCCGGTTGGGTCCTCGTGCCGCGGGAGCGCCTCAAGGCACTACGCGAAGCCCTCGACGCCCTCGGGGGCGGGCAATGAAGACGTGCCCGCGCTGCGACGACGAGACGGCCAAGGTCATCGCCTGGGGTCTGCCGCTACGCCTCTGCCTCAAGTGCAACATGGTCGGCGGGGCGTGGGCCATGGTCTATGACGCGCTGGCCGTCTTCGAGACCGAGGGGTTCTCGTTCATGGTCTACCGGGGGAGCTACTGGCGGGCGCTCTGGCACTGGCTTCGGGGCCGAGACGCCCTCGGGGGCGGGTGATGGCCGAGCCTGAGCTACGCCCTTGCGGCGTCTGCGGTGGGCCGGCGCAGCTCTATGCGCGCTGGACGCTGACGAGCCACGAGATGAAGCGCAATTACGTCTGGGTCGAGTGCGCGAGCACGCCGCCCTGCGAGACGGGGACCTGTCACAAGAGAGACGAGACGGCCATCGCGGCCTGGAACAAGTTGGCTCAAAATAGCCGTCTCTCCCAGCCACGACCTGGCGGAAAGGGACGGGAATGAGTGAGAGGCCGGACCTGGACGCGATCGAGGCGCAGGCGACGAAGGCGCGAGACGCGGGCTCGCGCTACTCGCATCCCGACGTGCTGCCCTTGGTGCGCTACGCCCACCGCCTGGAGGCCGAGCTAGCCGCCCGCGATCCGCTGGCCATGTCGCAGCGCATCAACGAGCTGCTGGAGGACCGGCGCAGGCTGGAGGCCGACCGTGACATGGCGATGGCCCTAGCAGAGAAACGCGACCAGCGAGCCGAAGCCGCCGAGCGCGAGCGGGACAGACTGAAAGCCGAGCTGGAGGAGTCCCTCACCGAGCTAGTCGAGGCCGAGCGCGAGCGGGACGAGGCGCGGGCCCAGGTCAAGAGCATCGCAAAGCAGTTAGCATGGTCGCGCGACGACGCGGGGGCTATTGAGTGCCAGCGAGACGAGGAGCGCGAGCTGCGGCGGCGGGCACTAATGCGGGCGCTGTTCTACCGTCGGGCGCTCCGCGAGGCCAAAGCCATGCGGACGGCAATCGGCTGGACGGTTGATCGTGCCATTGACGAGCGCGAGAAGGCCGAAGCCGAGGCGGCGAGGCTGCGGGAGGTTATAAGGAGTTTTCCTGGAGCGCCTTATAACCCCGCCGAGGAGGGGCGTGAGCAATCTGGACCGAATGCCAAAACGGGGATGAGTAAATTTGCTCAACGCGGTGAGCAAACGCTCACCTTCGGTATGGGGATCGTGGGAAATCCCACCGTCCCACCTGACGAGGAGCTTCGCCTCGGCCCCAACGTAGACCGTGAGGCGTTGGAGAAGGCGCCCAACGTGATCCCCGAGGGCTACTTCGAGCGGCATCCGCTAAAAGAGCTGCGCGACGGGAAGTGGGTTGAGGTGAAGAAGGACGAGGGCGGAGGGGCGGGGGGTGAGCGATAGTAGTTGGACGCAGTGCGACTCGTGCGGCGCGTCGATCTTGGAGCACAAGGCCAAGAAGGCGTGGTCGCGCGTTCACCTCGCAAGATTCCACGGCAAGGACACGGGGGGCTTTACCTCATTCGACCTCTGCCCGAAGTGCCTCCCGGCGCCGATGACGAACAACGGGCTGATCGCCGCGCTCAAGCGGGCGCTGGGGCGAGGGCGGAGGGGCGGGGGGTGATTCGCGAAGGCGTCATCGTTGGGAATGCTTTGCCGCAAATGCTCTACGTGCAGACGGCTCTGGCGCCCGGCGTCGACCCGAGCCCGGCGCTTGCGCGGCAGCTCCGCGTGCAGATGGCGAAGGCGCTCGCCGATGCCTTCGTAAAGTCGGGCTACGCGCAGTTCGACGTGGTTGAGAACCTAGATGGCCGGCGCGTCATGCGTGCCGTGGTCGGCGTCTTCAAGCCCGCGCGAGGGGAGGTGCCGTGATCGATCTGTCGGCGATCCGTGCGAGATGGGGCGCCGTTTCCCCCGGCGTCCGCGCCAACGTCTACGGTCACTCGCAGGCGGTGCGGCGGTTGCTCGAAGAAGATCTGCCAGCCGCCATCGCAGAGATCGAGGCGCTCCGAAAGCGGCTCCAGGAGCGGGCGGAGAAGTCAATAGACGCGGAGTTCGTGGTAATATAGGGAAACGTCCGTCCTGTTTATCCGGGAGGGATTCCCATGTTAGCCGTCCTCGTCCAAGAACG